GGTGGTGTTTTTAACCGTGCCAAGCAGCCAAGGGCCAAGGTGAGTTGCGAATCCCATGATAATTCCTTACATACAAGTGGAGTGCATCAATCGGTATGTCGTCTGCCGGGACAGTTTAATGCACCGGAAAGCCCGGGTTAGATGCAATATATCACAAATTTAAACGCTTGTGCAAATAAAAAAGGCCCCCGAAGGAGCCTTTTTATATAGGTTTAAACCTATCAGGCCGAGCCGGGGGATCCAAAGACACCCAGAGGATCAGACCAGCCAAAGCTGTAACGCTCACGGGCCTTGTAACGGACATTGCCGGTGTCAAAGTCACCGTCCATGCTGTTAGTCAGCGCCATACGCTCAAAGTGCTTCAAGCCGTTAGGAACGTCGGTGGTCAAATACCAGCCGTTCGCGTCGGTCAAGAAGTGGTTCACAGTGTAGCCTTCTGGGATAGAACCGTTGTTCTTCAGAGCGTTGATATCGTTGTCGGTAGTGCCAACACGGAGGCTGGTTTCCAACAGACGGGTAGCAACGAACATCAGAGCAGGCGGAACAATCAGCTTGCGGGGCTTGGCTGCGATCAACAGACCACGCTCATCAGTCCAACCTGCGATCTGGATAACTGCGTTTTCCAACGAAGTCTCATTCAGGTCGGCATTGGTAGATGGGCGGTTGCTGTTGGTTCCACCAGAGATCAGGGGGTGAGCCGTGCTAAACAGGGCCACGCCGTCACCACCGAGGTAGGACGAAGAGAAGCCATTGTTGATAACGGACGCAGCCTTAACCTGCTTGGTGTAAGACATAGCACGGGCCAGAGCTTTGGTATAACGAGCCGACAGGGAGTCGTACAAGTTATCTTCCACAGCCTCTTCCGTGATGGAGAAGCCAAGTGCAATGGTTTCGTGGTTGTACCGAGCGGTGAACGCTTCCTGCGCATTGTCATAAGCAATGGCAGAGCCCTCGTTCTTCACTGGTGCAGCACTAAAGCCGGACAGCTTGGTTTCTTCTTCAAAGCTACGCTCCGATTGCTCGGTTTCATAGATCTCTTTATGCTCTTCGCTGTAGCGGGCATACTCCAAACCGAACAATGCATTCAATCCGGGGAGCAACTCTTTAAGTAGTTGTGCGCGTGAAATAGCCATGATTTACTCCTTAAACACCAGTGGTGTTGTTATATTGGTGAGTGTTGATCTTCACCAATAGCTCGGTGTAGGTATCGGCTGCGGTAGCAGTCTCAGGCACTACGTCGATAACACGGATTGGGATAGTCGCGGTAGTACCAGCACCAGTCAAGGTTACGGCATATGCGGAATCACCAGTGGTGGTGCTGCCAGCATTTAATACCAAAGCCAAGTTGGAACCCACTACAGTGCGACCTGCGGAACTCATGGTCGTGCCAGACGAAACCACGGCAACCTTGAACAGGGCCATAGGATCATCCACAACGTATGCATAAGCAGGGTTGGTAGACGTAGAGATAGCAGCAGGAATGTATTGGCCCTGAACGGTTTGACCGCTAGAGTTTACATACTGACCGCCGACGCAAACGCCAACGATTGCACCAGAGTTAGTGGTGGTAGAAAGAACCAAATAACCGGTGCTGTCAATTTGTACAGTGTCGCCATTAAAAATAGCGGTTGCAAAACTGGCAGCTACGGGGATCTGGCGAATAGCACCAGCGTAGGGCAGTCCGTCAATACGATTGACAGGCTTTAGGCCATACGGGGCGCTAACGGTAGGATATGCCATAGTTAACTCCAAAAATTAAAAACAAAATTTGTCAATTTAATCGTCCGCGAGTTGTTGTAGATTTACGGTCTGCAAACAACGGCATCTTCGGATTGCTTTGACGCAAAAAGCTGTTATCTACCGATTCCATCTGGTTTTGAGCTTGCCCGTTAAAATACTCAGCCATAGCTTCTGCCTTTTCGGTTGGGATCTTGCAAAGCATTAACCCACCTATTTCGATATTGCCTGTCTTCGGATTACCGGGAACCATCAACTCCGGATGATCCTCTGCCTTAACTGGGACATATCCATCACGAAGTTTCCGCGATACATTTGTCATCATTACCTCAGAATTTCCATGTACTGCCGTCGCTATCCAGCGATAGGTGTATCCGGGTTCTTCTTTGGGGTCTGGCAAAGAACTAGACGGTTTATAAACATACCTTACAGATTCATTGCGTGTCTCTAGGTCACGGGGTTTACGAGTTTCATTCATTTGAGTTCTCCAATTTAGCTTGTTGAATAGCATATTGCTGCGGGGTGATACCAAACTTCTTTGCCAAAGCTAAAGCTCTGGGTGTCATTTGGATCGTTTTCTTACCTGAAGATCGCGCCGCAGGTGAGACTACCGAAACAGGCCGTCTATGGGACTCATTTGACTTAGCTCGTTCATTCCCAAATACTTCTGGGAACTTATCTTTCACGCGAGTATCAATTTCTTGAAAATACTCGTCACTGCGCGGGTCATAGCCTGCGTTGATTAGTTTTTTATGCAGCCCTAATGCGTAGCTGGATACATCCTCAAAGCCTTCTGCACTAAACCACTGGTTTTTTGCCTGCCAGCGCAGGGTTTTTTCGTCTAGTTGCGGCTCTGGTTCTCTGTATTGTTGCGGTTGTACCTTATTTTCGGGCTGTTGTAAAGGGGCTTGCCTAATATTATTTAGGGCATTTACCTTCATTTTTGCCTCTAAAAGGGCCTCTTGAGCAGCCAAAATAGCATCTGCATCAAAGGCTTCTTGGGCTTTTTTGTAGTCTGAGCGGGCTGTTTCAAGCTCATTTATAGCCAAAGCTTTGGACTGGTCAATGTATTGCTTGCTTCCGGTCTGTACATACTGTTTAAGCTGGTTGTTTTCGTCGTAAAGCTGTTGTGCAATACGCTCTAAATCCTGCTTTTCCCGGGCAATTGCCTCTTTTGCTCGACGTTCATCATGGCGGACTCGGGTTAATTCCTTCATCCGGGCTTGAACGTTCTTGGAATAAGAAGCTAATTCATCTTCCGATGGCTCTATTACCGCCCTTTCAAGCGGTTCTCGGCCTCGGTCTACCTCCGGGGTGTCATCGACAAGCTCAATTTCAACCTCGTCTTTGGACTCCTTGGGGGATTCTTTCTCTATTTCATCTGGGAATTTAAACTCAGACATGGCTAATACCTCGCGGATCTTGTACAACGCCTTCAATTTGGTCGTCGTTGATTAAACGCATTTCTTTGCCATACATTTTGAAGCGCGTACCGGTATAGGTACGGGTCATTACAAAATCTCCCACCTTGCACCAAGGGCCACTGGGAAACTTTGTAGTGTCTTTATAGGCATCTGGGCCTACCTTAACTACAAAAAGCACGGTTGTGGTTTGTTCTTCCCGGCGCATAAAATCAGAAGCCTTTAAGAGAGATGAATTCTCATAATGCTCTGATACATCCGGAACGATACATAGCAGCTTATATCCAATTGGATCTGGAAGCTGTTTGGCTTTCTCTTCATCTGACGCAGTTTCATCCGGCCTTTCGGCTGGCTGAATTGTTTTTGGGAGACTAACTCCCGGAGGCAAGATAAGATCACTCATCTGATTGTTCAACTTTCTTTAGCAGGGCCAAAAGGTAGGACTCTGCGGTGGCTAGGCCCTGAATAACACCGCATAGTTTTTGATACTCTTCAAAAGAACGGCAGGCCCCACCAGCCATATCGTCCGCATAGTTGTTCATGTCTTTGCGTATTTGGTCGCGCAATACGCTGGCGAAGTCTTGAACCATGTTTAAACACCTATTGATTTATCGACTTCCTGCAACGCAGAAAGGGCTTGATCTCTCTTATCTTTAGAGATCTGTGCGCCAAGTTTTAACCCGGCGTGTTCTTGGTCAAAGGTCTGACGAGCTTTATCAGATCTGATCTTTGCGCCAATCTTTGTACCCTCAAGCTGCATTTCTGCCTGTATGGTTTCGCGCTTGAGGCTGTTCTGGTCAGCTTTGCTTGCTGCGTCTGCTGCTAGACGTTTTCCATCCAATTCCAGACGGGCTTGTTCAATTTGGAACTTTTGCTGCATCTCTTGGGCCTTAAGCTGCAACTCACCTTGTTTAATCTGGAGTTCTTGTTGTTGCATTTGAACCAGAGGATCTTGAGCTTGTTGCTGGGCCTGTTGTTGCGCAGCCTGACCTTGGTTTTGCTGTAGAACCTGCTGTGCAGCCTGAGCAATCATGGTAGATAGTGCAAGCTCAATCTGAGGTGGCAACTCATCGTCCTGCGGAGGTAGTGATATACCCATCTGCTGTTCAATCTGCGCCCGATATTTAAACCCTGCATGCTCGGCTATATGAGCCATCATTGCGGCCTGTATCTGTGGCGCACGGGGATTCTGACCAATAGTCTGTGCAATAGTTGGGTCTTGCAAGAAAGACATATGGGTTGTGATATGAGCATCCTGATCTTGGTAGAAAAATGCTTTTACCGGCTCTCCACGGATGATTGCCATATTTTCTGAGACCGGATCTGTTGGTTTTTGGTCTTCTGGCAATTTAACTAACTTGTCTGCGTTCTTAATGCCTAGAACTTCCAACATCCGGCGGTGCAACTGTGGCAAATCATAAATATCCGGAGCCATCTGCGCCATTTGAATAACGGCTTGGTACTGAACCACCCGTTGACTCATGGTGGCTGCGTTTGGATCAGATACGGGGATGATTTCTACATAGTCGTAGTCTTCCCGTTTGGCGCTCTTGTCTCCTTTTTCTGGCTTGTAGTCATAGTCAGGGTCTGTGTAGTCCCGGATAATTTCTGCCAGAAGGCCAAGTTCCTGTTTAAACGTATAGTGAAGACGGGCTTGGATGGCGGTCATCACCTTTAACTGGCGCTCTAGGAGAGCCAAGGTGCTACCCACGGGCGCTTGAGCAGACATGTCGCTGATGTTCATGTCTGCTGTAGCGGCAAACCTACGTCCCTCTTCAACAATAGTCCCAAGAAGACCTGCCAGAACCTGACTTGGCTCTTTATATGGGAGAGGAAGAATGTTGTCCCTCAAGGCTCCAGAGCCAATATCTACGTCACGGAACTCACCCGGCTGGATAGGGGTGTCATCTCCTTTGATCCGAAGACCACGGGACTTCAGTCCACCCGGAAGATTAGAAAGCGTTCCTGCATCGATAAGCTGGCGCATGATGCTGGTAGCAGACTTAGCAAATCCACCGATAAGGTGGAAAAGGCCAAAGCCATAAGCACCAAATCCGGGGATATATTGGTAATGAACAAAATGCTGGCGCTTTAAACGCAGCTTGTCATCTTCTTGCCAGTTTCTACGGATAGCTAATACCTTGTTGCTACCTTTAATCATGGTGACCACATAAGGAAGAGCTATTCCAGTAGGCTCACCTTCATCGTCCACATCTTCAAATCCGGGCAAGTCTAGGTCTGCGTGGACTTCATAGATGGTATAGCGGTCATCGTTTAAATCACTAAAGCCGGTTTCTTTGTCTTTGGCTTTTTTGATGTTGTCTTGCTCTTTGCCGGGATCGGGTAGGTCAATATCCCGATAGAAACCTGCCTGTTGGAGCTTTATGATCTCATTCTTAGTCTTACGCATGACATGGGTCAGGCGGTAGCAGGTATCTAGATCTGTAGTCCCATATGGAAGAAGAATATCTTCTGCGGGGATAAACATAGATACTTGCCGTCCCAGACTGGGATCAAAATACACTTTCTTAAAAGCTGATCCTGTGGCAGGCAGACTCCACAGCATGCGCTCTATTTCAGGCCGGAACTCACGCATTACCTCGGTGAGTTCATAGTTCATGTCATCCTCAACCCGGATGGCAGCTTCTTTTTTCGCTGGAGTTTCTTCTCCAATAATCTTTGTCCGCACCGGCCCTTGGGCTGGGAACATCTCAGTAATACTTTCTGACTGGAACCGGACAACTGCCTCGGTGATCATGGGGTGGAATACCCCACTAGCGCCTGACCAAGGCTCTGTGCGTTCTTCAAACTGGAGACCTAGAAGCTTTAAACCTTCTGTATAGGCTTTCTCCCAATCCTTGCGGCTACCTTTGTCATTTGAGATATCCCCGTCCAGATCTCCGGCAAGGGAAGACATCTCTCCCTCGTCCATTTCTTCTGCGAGGTTTAAACCAAAATCTTCATCTGCCGGTTCGATGGAGATATCAAGTCCATCCATGTGGATGTTCACTGCCTCAGGATCTACTATTTCAATCTCAATCCCGTCTTCAGCTTTTGCCAATTCATCCAACCCAGCAGGGGCTTGGTACAAACTCTTATCAAAATTAGCCATTGGGTATCCTTAGTAATATTCGTATTTACGCCGAAAGATAGGGGCTTCATCTTCCTCATCAGAGGCAATCTGGATAAAGCCACCTTGCCGAAACCGCATCAATGCTTGGCTGCTGGAGTCAACCAAGTCATCGTTATCCCCATTAGGGAATGCAGCCATTTCTTCCATAACCTCATCTGCCCAGCGCGTTGTTGGACACCATACAACCCCAGAGGCAAATAGGTCTGCAATAGAGTTTACACGGCTTATTTTGTCATTCCCCTTGCCCGGGGTGTACTCCGACAGGGGGACTCCAATCTTCCTTAGCTCATAGATTAGGGGCGCTCCAGCAGCACGCTTCTCAATGATCAATGTATCTGGCTCCCACTGTTTATACAACTCCAAAGCCATCTTTTTAAGCTCCGGGAACTCCATACGTTGTTTAAACGCATCTAAAAGAATGATATTAGTTTTATATTCTCCGCGCTCGTTGGGGTGTTCAAATATTCCCCAAGTGGTGCAAGCTGAATAGTCGGCACGGTTGTTCTTCTCAAAAGCCGTATCCCAAGACTGGATAATGTAATCACACTGGGGCATGTTCTCTGGCTCCCAGATTCTCCACTGATCCCTTTTGATAATCGCACCCTCATTACCGGTGGGGTTCTGTTGGTACTGGGCTTCCCACTTAGCAACGGGTAGTTCTGCCTTGAGCGACTCTAGTTCCTTCTTTGACCAGAACGCAGGCCATAGGGGAGTGCCTGACGGGAGAATGGCGGGGAACTCTATAACCTCCCACTCATCCACCCCATCATTACCTGACTTCTTAAGAATCTGCCCAGTTAAATCCCGGGTTGCCCATCGGGTCATAACGATAATAATCGCCCCGTTAGGCTGAAGACGCTGCCGAGGCCCGGAGGTATACCACTCATATACCCCGTCAAAGATGGCTGGGTTATTCTGTTTAGCTTCCTGCTCCGAATGGGGATCATCAATTATCAGAAGATCTGCACCCTTACCAGTGACGGCTCCACCCACACCAATGGCGAAGTAGTCCCCTCCCTTGTTAGTGTTCCACCGCCCGGCGGCTTTGGAATCACTAGAAAGCTTGGTATCAAAGATCTTGGAGTAATCCTCAGAGGAGACCAGATTCCTGACCTTCCTGCCAAATCCCGTCGATAGTTCTGCGGTGTGGGCAGTCTGGATGATCTTCTTTTCCGGGAACTTCCCCAAGAACCAGCTTGGAAGGAGAAAAGAAGCAAACTCTGACTTAGTGTGCCGGGGTGGCATATTTATGATTAACCTCTTGAGAGTCCCTGCGGCAACTCTCTCAAAGGCATCTGCCATGATCTTATGATGCTGCCCAGAAATAAAGATAGGCCACATCTGCTGGACAAAGAACAAGAATGACTCCCTGCACTTCTCAACCCTATCCATCTCCAGTAAAGTATTAATCTTAGCCCGCTCGGTATCGGGAACCTTATCCACAATACTCAAATACCCCGCAATCTCTTTAGCCGTAAGGAGAGTCATAGCTTTACTATTTCCTTCATAGACTTATCCGCCAACTTGATGGAATGAAACTTATACGGCCTAATCTCAATATGCCCGTCTTCTTTTAACCTATGAACAATCCTATGGATGTTTGACTTAGAAGACATCCCCAAAGACCTAGCTATCACCTCATATGAAGGCGACACACCATGCAGCCTAATATAGGCCCTGATGAAATCTAAGACTAGCTGTCTGCGTTGAGTCATTCTGAGAGTTTAAACGATATTGAGAACGTTCGCAACTATCTTTCTAAAATTTATATATACCCCGGGGGGGTGGGGATAAGTCTTGGATGGGGTATGGTGCTATGTAATCGTTTGAGCGGATTAGAGCGTAATGTAGGCGGGGGCATGTGCGGGTCATTAGGGGTGGTGGGGGTACGGTGGGGTCGCCGCCAGCCGTTTAAACACCTGCCGTTTACGCCGCTTTGCCGCCTAGCAGTTTCAAGTGCCCCGACAGTTCCCTCTTCAGTTGGTCTGCCGTTGGTGCTGCTACCTCAGTCTCCACTGATGGTGTAAACACCCCTGCTGCTTTGCCCATTAGTTCTAATGCTTTGAGCCTGCTACCTTCCTGTTTGGCTCCCTTGCTCAGTGCAAGTAGCTGCCTTAAGACGTACCTCTTTGTTGCTGCAAGGTCTTCTGTCAGTGCTTCCGCAGTCTCTCCCCATGCATCCTCCAGCATCTGTCCTATGACTGGATGTCTTGTTAGTTTGTATGCATTGGCACTGATTACCCTGTTGCTACTGTGATCATCTGGGTATGCTTCCCTATAGGCATCTGCATTACTCATGCCTGATATCTTTGCTCTTACGAAGGCCATCTGTTTCGGGGTTAACTGGCGCTGCCTCGGGGCAGTTATGACTTGTCCATCCTTACGCCTTGATGGCGCGTCCGCTGCTGCTGCCAGCACTTCTGCCTCAGTGTCTAGCCATTGATCCTCTACTGCCTCTCCATCCTGCTGCGCGGCGTTTTCTAGATCATTGAGGTAATCTATTGACGTTGTCTTACCCATAGGTTTTGCCCTTTGCGTGGTCTTTACTGGTCAAGTATACAGCACTGTGCATTTAAACACCACTGTTCGTGGCCCAATGTTATCCACAGCCTGTGCATAAGTAAAGTTATCCACCGCAAATTGTGGATAATAAATGCACCAAAATGGTGAAAAACGCGATAGAGCGACTTCAGCGCATGGGTCAAGGGGTAGGGTGCTTGAACCCCTTAAAGTCGCTCAGATTCGTTCAAAATTTGGCAAATAGACACATTGGCGACACCTGCTGGCACAGTCCATGCTACGTGCGCGCATCGCGTATCTCCATTAGTCACTGGTAAGCCTGTAATCCCTGCTTCAATCAATACCCCTACGGTTTAGTCGGATAACTATTGCGCTCCGAATTTAAACACTACTACAATGTGGCTGTGCAATGTCGCACGGTAACGTAGAGGTTCAAGATGAAAGCTTATGTAAACCTAGTCAAGTACGCACTCCACAATGGATGCTCCATATCGGTTTGGGATGGAGAAGAGTGGCAAGTAATACATTCCAGTCACTACCATGAGATCGTCCGCGCAATTGCCAGTGTAGAAGAGTCGGTGCTAAGGATTTATGACCGTAATGGTCTAAAAGTAGCAACCGCTACGGTGATCCCCTACGGTGTCGAGCCTGATGAGACCGTCAGCGATTGGGTAATCAGCGAATTTATGACCCAATGGGATGCCAGCTATAGCTTTCAACTGATCCTTTCCTAACATTCCAGCGGTATGCCTTGCGGGGCATACCAGTGCAATGTCGCACTGCTTGGAGATTGACCCTATGAAAATCTACTCTACCCGCGAAGAATGGCTGGTTGCAGCTATTGAAGAATTTCGCCCCCTGTTCGGGGCCTATGCCTCGCCCATTGCAGCCAAGGTGCGCGTCACCTGCGGCTTCCCTTCCAACGCCAAGCGCGGCGGTGCAATCGGTGAATGCTGGGCAGACACTGCCAGCGCAGACAAATCGATGGAGATCCTGATCTCCCCCACTATCGCAGACCCCATGCGAGTCGCTGACATCCTTGTCCATGAGCTTTGCCACACCGTGGCTGGAGCTATGAATCACGGCAAGGCATTCCAAAAGGCCGCTGACGCTATGCACCTGATCCCCGCTGCGGGGAAAAAAGCCTACAAGGCCACTACTGGCGGTGACGCATTCCGCGCTGCATTCGGGCCGATCATCGATGGACTAGGCGACTACCCTCACGCCCAATTGTCGATGGCTACCCGCAAGACTCAGGCTACCCGCATGCTGAAGGCGGTCTGCCCATCATGCGGATACACCGTGCGCCTCACTGCAAAGTGGGCTGCAATGGGCATGCCGTCCTGCCCTGTCGATGGCGACACTTTCAACCTTGGAGAATAATCATGGCACTGGATCACAAAATCGATATCTTGAAACTGCCCCTCAATGTGGTGCATGGTGCGTTTAAACAATTCCACGGCAATTCGAAATGGCTTGGTAAAGAAAACGCCGCTGAAATGATGGCTGGTGAGATCCGGAACGGCGGCCCTTACACGCTGGCTGACGTTCGCAATGCTAAGCCTGTGCCAGTCGGACTGCCCTCTCCCGCCGAAGTCATTAATTCGGTGCGCGATACCCTGCAAGGGCAGTACCAGCAAATTGAACAGGCGGTCAACCCTGTTAAGACCGTGGCTGACCGTGCAGATCAGCGCTCACTGGACACCATGAGCAAACTGTCCCGCGCACTGGATCGACTGGACGTAGTCGAGCAAGGCCAGCCAGTCATCATTGAGGCCATCGAGGCGGTGAACAAGGCACTGGAGGGTCTCGCCGCTAACGTGGACAACATGGGGCAGATCGATCCAGCACTGGTGCAGGGTCAGGTTGCGGATGCCGTGCGTCATGCGTTTAAACCCTTTGAGGCTGCAGTCGTGGCGGCTGGCGCTCAGGCTACAGTCGGGCAGATGGTCTCGGTGTCCAAGGTCAAGACCGTGCCAGTGTCGCAAGCATTCGGCGTGACGGTGCATGATGCAAAGGGCAATGAGTTGCTGGTCGATGTCTACGACAACGCCGCTGCCCCTGCCATCGATCCCTGCTTTGTGTGGACTGAGGGAATTCTGAAGCACCTGTTACTGTCGCAGTCCACTGGTGAAAACCTGTGGTTCGGCGGTGAAAAAGGCACTGGCAAATCGGAGACCGTGCGCCAGTTTGCTGCCCGCACTGGTCGCGGTTACTGCCGGATCAACTTCCACAAGTACACCACCAGCGAGGACTACATCGGAGCGATGGGACTGGTCAATGGCGATACCGTGTTCACTGAGGGCGACTTCCTGCAAGCCTTCACCACTCCCGCTACCCTGATCCTGTTGGATGAGATCACCAACGCTGACCCCGCTGCACTCGCCACACTGAACGGTTTTCTAGAGCCTAACAGTGCGGTTTCCTATGGCGGTGCAGTCCGCCGCCGTGCGCCTGATGTGCTGGTGTTTGCTGCTGACAATACCCTGACCAACGGCGATGAGTCGGGCCGCTACGCTGGTACACGGCAGATGAATTCGGCACTGGCTGACCGTTTCGCTCGCGTTGTAGCGTTTAAACACCTGCCTTTGTCTGATGAGATCAACGCCGTGGTGCGCCACACTGGATGCACTGAGGCGCTGGCTGACCACGTTCTACGCGCAGTGCATGCATGCCGTGCCAAGGTGACTAGCGGTGACATCATCGATGCCCCATCTATCCGCCAAGTGATGGCCTTTATCCGGTCAGTGGCAGTGCTTGGTGTCGATGAGGCATGGGCTGCATCCATTGGACACCGCCAGCCTTCTGAGTCGGCTACCGCCATTGAGGCCATCAAGGCTACCTATATCTCCGCTGACTTTATCCACGCCAACATTTAAGAGGCACAAAATGAAACGTTTAAACGGTATCCAGTTCCGCTCCGGTGTCGAGAAGGCAGCACACAAAATCGCCGCCGACTTAGGCCATTCCATCACCATCACTTGGACAAGTGGCATCACCACTGCTGCGATCAACGGCAGCGGTGACGTAATGCTCGCCAACGTCGATGATGACGCGACTGTCACTGAGGCGCTGGTATGGCGCTACGCTGGCTTTGTTCTGCATGAGTTGCTGCACCGCCAGTGGTCGAACTTCAACACCATCCAACTGGTGCGCGGCACGTTCCTGCGCCAGTTGCACAATGGTGTCGAGGATGCTTGGATTGAAAACCGCGCCGTGCGCGAAGGTCTCACTGGTAACACCAAGCAACTGCTGACGGTGCTGGTCGATGGCATGGTCGATGAGGCAATGTCCACTGTGCAGGACTGGTCTGACACTCGCCAGTATCCCTTTTCGTTTGCAGTGAATCTGCGCTTGCATGGCAAGACCGTGCCAATTGCCAAGGGCCATGAGTCGATCCTGACTGAGGCGCAGCGCCGCCTCACCGCATGCACCAGCACTGAAGACACCTTGGTGCTGGCGCAGTGGATCCTGAGCCAACTGCAAGCCGCTGATCAGGGTAATAAGCCTGACGGTGACGAAGGCGATCAAGACGGTGATCAGGATGGCGATCAGGATGGCCCCGAAGGTCAAGGCGCGGACGGCGGTGAGGGTCAAGGGCCTGACGGTGCTGACGGTGCTGACGGCAATGGCCCTGAGAGCGATCAGAAGGGGTCAAACGACGACGATAATGGACAGGGTAAGGGGGATGGTGCGGGTGAGGCTAAAAAGCCCGCCACGGCTGGCCCCGCCAAGCCTGTAGGTGACGCTCGCCAGCCAGCGGTAAGCGCTGAGCCAAGCCTTAAATCAGAAGGCGGTGCGAATGGGTCTTACTCCAATACCACTGGAGTAGCCAAGGCCAAAAAATATATGCAAGCCTATCAGGCAAGGGACATCAGCATTACCGCCAATGCGCGTCTGCGCTATGAGGTCAAACGCCTGTTTGAAAACACCGCCAATGATGAGTGGCAAGTCAACCGCCGTGCAGGGTCGCTCAACGTCCGCGCACTGCCCAAGGTGTCTACCAGTGACCGTCTGTTTAAACGCCGCTTGGAATCTGACGGGGTCGATTCCGCAGTGGTTGTGATACTGGACGTTTCCGGCTCTATGTTCCAGTCACGCTACACGCTGGATGCCAGCGGTCATCGCATGAGGGATGCAGATGGCAATTTGGTTACATACACCTACATTGACTTTGCAATCAAGGCCACGGCTGCGCTGCTGGATACCCTGACCCGCGCTGGCGTGAAAGTGGCACTGCATGCATTCTCTGAGCAAACCTCAGTGTTCAAGGGGTTCGATGAGCCACTGGCGCGGGGCCTGTCCAAGCTTGCATATGTCACTGACGGTAGCGACACCAATGACTATCAGGCAGTGCGCTACGCCCATGAGGTGCTGGCCTACCGTCCGGAACAACGTAAGGCGGTGTTCATCATCACTGACGGCGTTGGCAATGAGCGTGACACCACCGCTCAGGTCAAGGCTGGCGAGGCGCTAGGCATCAGCACCGTTGGCATCGGCATCGGGCTGGACGTTGACCATATCTACCCTAAGTCGATCTGCATCAAGTCGGCAGACGACATCGGTAATGCTTCGTTTAAACAAATCAAGCTTGCAGCTTAACTGGAGAATTGAGATGATCATTAAGACTAACAACCTGACAGGCGTAGACCTTAATTGGGCAGTAGCCAAATGCGAGGGAATAGAAAATGGAACGGGTATGTGGGCTGGCTATAAATGGATCGGCATTCCATACAGTACCGATTGGGCGCAAGGAGGCCCGATTATTGAGGCTTGGGCGATTGACGTCGGCACTTACCGTGGTGCTTGGCGGGCTGCGCGGCACGTTGGGAGCGCACCTACATACGGCTACGGCCCAACGCCCCTCATCGCAGCCATGCGCTGCTACGTTGCGTCCAAGCTAGGTGATGAAGTAGAAATACCGGAGGCACTATGCAACCAATGAACGACAAGACTATGGCCTCCGCTAGGGCCAAGCTGGACATCATCACCAGCATGGCAGGGCCTGACCCTGAGATGGCCCTTGCCGTCCTGTCGTATGCGCTGATGCATGTTGCCCACGATAACAGGGTGATGTTTGCATCGGTGATTCAGAACTTAGCCATACTTGAAATCATGGCGCAGCAAGGGGATCACCATGCAGAATGAAACC